GTCCAATAGACGTCAAGGGCCCTTGCGGGCTTGAAGACTATCTATATTTCATCGCCACCGACGAACCAGAAGGCTGGTTCGCCGGCTCGTATACTGGCTGACGGTGAACGTGCCTGAGGTTTTATAGAACTCCTCAGACTCGTCACTGCTCCATTTGCGATCCGGCGCTGGCACGGGGCGTCTGTTAGCGGCTTCTGCGAAGAAGCGTAGCAACATAGACCAACCGTCCACCACTTGTGTCTCGGATCTGGCCTTTGAGGTCCAGACGTAATACTCGAGCTTTTGCAAGCTCTTGTTAAAACGTCTCCTCAATGGCTTGAGGCAGCCCGATGTGTCACGAAGAGAAGGCGCAGATTGAATCTGCGTATCCTCTGGAATAGCACCGTACAGACGGTACAACTCCCCTACGATCAAGTCGTAGGTTATGAAACATTGTCTATCATGCAGTTCATTCGCGTAAGCGATATAGCTACAATAGACATCAGGGCGGCGCGATGACGACCAAACTGTGCGAAAACGCACAGGCGCGACTGCGATGCCGTTGAAAGCATCCATGCCGCATGACTCTCGAAAGAGTCCTTTGGTGCAGCTCTTGTCACGGTTTATCTTTAAACCAAATGACTCCAGCTGTTCGATAGCGTTCTCGACAAAGTCTGTCGGGACTATCACGTCATCACCATACACTAAGATACTCTCGCGAGTATCTGCGTCAGGTGCTGCTGCGGTCAGGATTGCCCAAACAGTTAGCGCCAATATAGGGAAGCATAAACAACTTCCCATTGGTGCATACTTGTTTAGGGGTAACTCCGTTCCATCAGGGAGCACCGTAGATGAAGTCCTACAACTCTCTAAGTACGTAAAGACGTGCTCAGGGAATAGTAAGCGAACTAGATCAGTGCTTACTCTATCCGAGGCCTCGTTGAGGTCAAGGGTAGCATACCTTCCAGTCTTGGAGCCCAGGAGGGCCCCTCGTTGGTTTGGGGACTGATCTGTGAAGTTGACATTCCACCTTGTTAGGCGGTGTCTCTCCACTAACTCGACGATCCTTGCTCCCAGCCCCTGCTGGACCCATTGTTTATCAACAGGTTCAGAGGAGATGAGTCTTGGACCGCGTGAGTCCTTCGGGACCATGATTACACGGGCCGGAAGGTCTTTGTCGTCGATGGCCTGAAGGGCATCGACACGATCTGTTACGTGATCTAAATTGACGAAAAAGTATTCGTCAACTGGGTATACGGACCGGATCTTGTCAGATATATTAGTCCACAAATATTTCCCTGAATGCTTTTGCTTGGTAGCAACGGCACCCGGGCCATGTTTGGGGTTAATATCCGCAGGATCAAACCTGCAGAAGAGCTCCGCGAGGAGCCCTTTAGCAGCGCGAGCTACTTCGACTTGAGTAGAAGCTTTGCAGCCTCTACGATAATCGGAATAGCTTTTTGCAATAGCCGCATCAAGTTCATTGAAGCGGATGTGCAATGCCGATAGATCCTCCTC